AGCATCTGGCTTTTTAAGACCGAGGCGTATTGGATCTCCGATGGGCGGAGCCTGTGTGATAATGGTCTTCAAATGAGGATTGGCAACGAGGTACTCTTCTCGTGCGGAGATTGACATGAACTCCTCATGGACCTCACCCGTAAGGGTGTTTTCAAATGTGTATGTAGGCATATGTTTATTTATCTATCTTGAAATCTTTGCCTGTAAGATTATTGACAAATTCAATAAATTTTTCTGCTTCCTTTTTTTTACCATTCACTGTCATAAAAATTACGGCTGCACTGACCCCGGCGAGTGTGCCCTTGGTTGCACCTTGGAAATACATCCAGGTACCAAATACACAACTCATAAAAAACCAGAGAATGTGGATTGCATATTGTTCTATCATTATTAGCGCCTATAGTCTAAGTCGTAATCATCAAACAAGTCTTCTTCCATGTCTTCACTTGAAAGTCTCTTTAGCGTGTCAAGATCGTGGCCTCTTAAAGCATTACGAATATGCTTCTCACTACGGTCCTTCTGCTTTGGTTTAGATGGGCGGTCCTCATAATCCTCAAAGCGCTGGTTACGAGAATACTTCTTGATCGTCATGGAACTATAAACCTCTTACTTAACATCATCCGGTAGGATATCAGGGAATGCTAACTTAGCAACATCAGCTGTGATTCCCTTATACAGCTTATGTAGTTTCTTGTCCTTGGCAGCAATCAACATCAATGCTTCAGGACCAGGAAGGGATTCTAGAATAGTAATGAATATATTCTCACGCTTAATCTTGTTGAGGTTCTGACCTGGCTGGTCAACTAGGTAACCCATCTTACGAGATTCAGCATGGAGGTAACCACGATGGTAATCGTACTGGTTCTCAGGCACTGGCTTATAAGGAGGTGCTCCTTCTGGCAAAGCTGCTGCTACATTAGGATGAAAGGCTAGCTGAAGAACACTCTTCATAGCAAACGAATCATTTGCCTTTAGGACATCAGCTCTTTCCTGCTTCGTCTTATAGCGGCAGGCAACTTCAAACACATCACATACGTTACTGTTCATTAGAATTCTCCAATATGTTCCATTAAGTTTTTCAACTTGAATTTGATAAAGTAATTAAGTAGGTCTGCTTTCTTCTTACCTTCCTGCTCATTATATTGAGCAAGAATATTCTTATAGACCTCACTTGGAATCTTCGATAGGTCTACTAGTGCCTCGTTTCTCTTATAGCCACGGAGCATGTTTTGGTCACAAAAGTCTTCTGGATTAGAATGCTTGACCCACTGGTCAAGACTCTTCTGGCGAACTGGCTTCTGTCTAGTACCAGAGATGAAACAATCATCACCTGATAGGAAGTTAGGAATACCATCACCAGAGTCACCCCTCATAATATGTTCCTTGAGATATAACTCAGGATTCTTATGAGAGATAAACTTCTTACGGACCGGATCGTACTGAGTGACGTTGACAAACTTCTGAAGCTGGATGAAGTCCTTATCCCCAGAGAGGATAAGAATCTTTTCTGCACTGCCTGTCATTAGCAATGAACCATTGTGGTGAACAAGGGCTGAGATAATATCATCTGCTTCTGCCGTCTCGATCTTTAGGACTCGATATGGAAAGTACTCCTTCAGCTCTTCCCGAATCTTATTGAAGCACTCGAAGATCGAGGTCCAATCAATATCAGATTCCTCTCTAGCCTTCTTTCGGTTGGCTTTGTAGTATGGGTAGATCTTTCTACGCCAATAGTTCTTATCGTCACATGCAATAACGATCTCACCATACTCTTCACCAAACTTTTGTTTGTATGAACGAATGGCATTTAAGACCATGTGTCGAACAAGGCCCTCTTCTATTTTGGCATCAGTATGGTTCCCAAGCTGCATCATCAGGTTGGAAATCATTACTTGGTTTAAGTCAACGATTATCATGTAGGTTCTTCTTCATTAGGGTCTAGCTCATCATCGAAACTTTCGAAATCTGCTTTGACCCATTCACTATCCAGAAAAAATTCAAGTCTGTTAAAGTATTTATCAAATTCATCTACAAACGAATGTAGAGGATGATGTTCTTCCCTATACCGTAGTATAATGGAAAAGATTGCTTCCCTCAACAGCAAGACATCCTTTCTGTCAAAGTCTTCTGTCTCAAAACCATATGCTCTGAGCAACATCATTGTCTTATTGAACACATCAGTTGCTTCAGGACCAGCCTCATGGTAAGCCTCAACAAAGCTTTCGAGATGCCTTGTCCTTTTCATCTTTGGTTCCATCTTCTTCTGACGGAACTCAGCTAGGCTAACGACATTGTCGTTATTCGAGGATTCCATCTTCCTCTTCCTTTGCTAAGACATTGTCTGTAAAGTAAGGAGTGTTGAATGTTGGAACCATATCAAGCTCCGTAAACCCATCATCCTTCATCTCCTTGACCAGCTTTAGGGCATCTGTCTTATTGAGGTCAAAGAACTCAATGATACCACCATCAGCGTTCCGAACAAATACAGAAAAGGTATTAGAAGCCATGTGCAAATCCTATAAAGAAACCAATAAACCAAGGAGCGAGAGCAATGATGATAAGAGCAATTAGGAAGCGCTTCATTACCAGACCCTCAAGAGGACAGTGAACTCATTCAGTCGGCCATTCATCGGCTTGGCAACAGCCTTGATAGCATCGAACTGTTTGTTGAGTTGAGACTTAGAGGCATTCATTACAACCTTGAGGAACTCCTCAGGCTTTCGAAGCTTCTTGGATACGCTTTGCTCAAGCTCAATGTTAAGAAGGCTCGAACGCTTAAACTGGATGTTGCTACCAACATAGCGGCCAAGCTGACGAGTCTTAGTGTTGAAGATCCAAAGTTGCTCAGAGCCAAGAACCTTCTGGGGGTGGATTGAACCAACCTTAAACTCGGTAGACTCCTTCAGGTACTTGACCTTCGACAACATCTTCTCGACGTTTGGCTTACGGACCTTACGGACACGAGCAGCCTTCTTAGTCTGCTCAAGCTGAGCAAGATCAGATTCCAACTTCTCGTAGAATGCAACAAGGACCTTGATAGCCTTCTTGCCATAGGCCTCATAACATTCGACAACAGCAGGGTCGCCATCCTTGAGGAGAGCCATCTCGTTAAAGTTGAACTCAAACGCTTCTCGAATCATGCGAGCATGGCCAGCCTTACAGCCTTGACCATTCAAATAGTCATATATGTTATCATCGTATGACTTGCCAGCAATGAAGTTATCGATCTGCTGGTCAATCCAAGCAACATACGGAGTACAAGACTCCTTCAGACGGTCGCGAATTGAAATGACATTAGTCGGTACAACATCTTCCTCTTCCACATAGGTAGAGGATTCAATTGCCTTCATTGCGAACGCAATAACACGAGCCTGCTCACCAGTTGCCACACCACGAGATTCCATTCGGGCAAGCGCGGCAATGGCACGAGGAACATCACCACTCGTAGCCTTGGCAATGTCACTCTTAGAGAATGACTTCTGCTGGGCGAGGAACTGCCGCAACCAAATCTTATAGTTGCCATCATCGCTGTTGTAGTTGTACCAGTTAAGAGCCTCGATGAGGTTCAACTTGGTAGGTTCAGTAAACGTCGGTTCTTGGCCGAGTGCTCGAGCAAGAGAATCGTTACGCTGCTTTGCCATAAATCTTACTTTTTACCTGTGCTATGTGCTTACATTGATTACGGAATTCGAAACCTGTACAAGTGCAGGACCACTTCCCACCCTTGGACATGACATTATACACGTTACCCTTACTGCCGGCAACAGTGCATTCAATAGTTAGTAATTTGCTAAACTCAGTCTTGTTCAGAGCCTGCCCTTCTAGAATCTGAAGGTCAATGACCCTCTGAGTATAGATAAGGGAGATGGGATGATAGGAGCGGCCAGTTTCTACAGCGAAGGTATTACCAACCTCATCCTTCCAATATAACGGAATTGGTACGACTCTGCCAGTATGAGTCCTGTCATCCCATTCTCGGCCGGCAACATTACTCGGATACCGAGTAGTAACCTTAACGAGAGAACCTATAGACGGAATCTGCATGTTAGGCGCGACGCTCACTGAACGTCTTCATCCACTCATTGAGCAGCTCTCGAGCTGCCTTACGGTCGACTCCAAAGAACTCTTGGATGTAGGGGGCAGCACCAAACATGTTAGTGATACCAGTGCTTCGAAGTTCATCCAAGAACATGAAGACTTCTTGTTTGTCAGAATTAGACATTACGCTTCCACCTTTGCAAACATCTGACGGGCGCTGTTCATAAAAACATAGTAGGCCGACCGAAACTCAGGATCCAGATCCAGACAATACAATTCCGTATAATCACGTATACCGTAATGGTCAATGGTCTGAAGAAGTTCAAGGATACCAGTCCCTTCCAACTTGGCCTGGCGATCAAGAATCACACATGCTTGACTGACATCCATTAGGCAAGCACCTGAATGCGCGGAGCAGCATCCTTCCATTCAGCCATGTCGTCGAAGAAATCGTGGCCAGGAAGCGGAGCGAAGAACTCGTCAGCAAGAGGACGCTTATCAGCCTCGCCCTTCCACACACGCTTGATTGCCTTAGCCTTGAACCGACCGTCACTTAGAATGTCGGTCACGAGACCAATGTAGAAGCAGTCGTTAATACCAACGAAGTCAAGGCTCTTGACGACGTCACCAATTCGTACTTGTTGTTTGCTTTCCATGCCGTCCATTATACACGGTTGGTCAATAGATGCAACAGGGAGTGCTCCTTTAGAATCAAGGAGTTACACGTGTTTTAAAAATCCCTGTAGAATCAATAAGTTACAAGTCCTTAAGAATCAAGGGGTTACAAGTCCATAGGGAAACTGGCATGGAATCCACGACTTCTAGACCGGGCGTAAAGCATGGAACATTATAATCCATAACATGGTGGAATGCTTCATGCTTGATTTCATATGGTGGATTCTGACGACCTGACTGAGCAAGGATGACGGTTGAGGTCTGACCTAGGTCGGCTAGGTAGTTTAAGAGGTCGTCACTCGTCTGCTGGCCATAGATAAGATCGGATGCAAAGACAACAGACTGCTCCGCAATCTTAGCTTTGAACAAATCTTTAATGTATGCTGTTACAATTTCATTATTACGATTACTATTAACAGCAATAGTAAAATCACTATACACACAACAATCTATACCAATTGAAATCTTGGCTCCTGCTCTCTTAGCAGCAATGGCGCCAGTACCCTGACCTGTCCCAATATCGTAGACAACCTTATCCTTAACAATACTTGGATTGTCGAGAATCCATCTACCAAGGGCAACACCACATTCCCAAAGGTAGGGCCATTGCCATGAGTGATGTGCATCCTGGAGCTGTTTCTTAACGCCATCGTCCTTTTGTTTGAGGCAAAAGAATTCTAGCTCTGGAAGAAGTGGATGCTTCCTCCAAGCAAAGTTATCTAGTAGGTCTTCAACGTTTGGTGTTATAGAAGAGAATTTAGCAGGAATGTCCATTCATCTTTCCTCAAGTTCCAATCATAATTTCTATCAAAGTATTCTTTCTGAGCCTTTAGATAGTTGTCAACAGAATTCTTCTTAACTACATCAATTGCATGATATAAGATTTTAAAGAACATATTAGCATGGCTATTAACATCTTCCGTATAGTTATACATTAAGGCGTAATTAGCACAGGTCTCAGGCAATGCAGCAAGAGAAGATGTTACAGTTAAGCATTGAGCAGACATTGCCTCTAGAGC